CCCGCAGAAGTCTGAAGTCAGAGAGTAGCTTACCTCTCCACTGGATAGATTAACGACCCTCCAGTTCTGTGCATCGCCAATGCCTCTTGCCACTTACTTACAGGTTAAACCAACGTCTAGGGGTTGTAGGGCGCAAAGCCCCTCAGACGTTTATGAGCGCGCTTTTGCCGCTGAAGCCGACGCTGGAGTTGACGAGGAGCCAGTCGGTGGGTTAATCATAATGCAAGAACCCAACTTCTTGAACTGCTCCTGGACCAAGTACTGCTGAAGTGCAGATTTGATCTCATTGTCATTCTCCTCTAGCGAATTCGCTCTCTCCCGTTGTGCGTCCTCCTCTTGACACGCATAAACTGAATGTGCAGTTGTTGTTTGCGTGTAACCGGAAGGCATGCCTCCACGCATCTTACCTGGGTAAGGTGGTAGATCGGGGAAGAGCTTCTGAAGCACTGGCAGTGCTTGCTCAATCCACTTTGCGTTCTCTTGTGCCTCTTCTTGGCACTGCTTCGCGACTGCTTCGCCGCTCATGTCGGACGGCGGATCGGTAGGTACTGGCACTGTGCGCTCAGTGGAGCCAGCCATTGATTGTTGTGGCGTATACGCCATAGATGTTCCCCCACAACCAATATGTTTCAAACTTTTCTCCACCTTGTTGATGACATACGCACCTACCTTCGACTCATCAGCAGTTTGCGCCACTGTGCTGTAAGTGGCAGTGCCCGCTTTGATTTTGTCGATACCGATCGCTGCCTCGACGATCCAATGGTACTTCACCATCACGCTTATTGTTGTTGTCCCTCCTTGTGGCCAGTACATGTATAGACTGGGCACGGTCCAACTGCTTGTGTATGACACATTCGCAGTGGGATTGAAGAAAGTTGACATAACGTACGCGTCCAACGGCCTTGCTGGCAATGAACAAACATATCCACTCAGACCTTGTGGACAAGCGTTCATCACCATCTTGCTGTTGGTCATGGCTTGCAGTAGTGACATGCATGAGTCTGTTATTGCTGCACCTGCTGGTTGGTCTGTGAGACTAACAACCGGCATGGCAACTGACGCGCTCTGCATAACGGAATACTGCATTCCCATTCCCAATAGGCGGACGTATCCTCCTGAACCACAGAAGTTCGATAACGGCACGTCAGCGTTGTTTGCTCCTATAGCTGTTCCCGTACCAACTTGCACTGTCAAGTCCGCAACCGTTGCGTTCGTGAGCTTGGCATAGTTGAATCCTCCACCTGTTTGATACAAACCCGGCCACATATGTGTAGCCAAATAAGTACCTCCTGATGTTACAGTGCCAGGGTTGGCAATGACCATCGTCGACAAGTGAAAGATCTGTGTGGGAATGTCTCCTGAGCCCATTCGCGGAATATCCACCGAAGTGAACGGATTCCACACCACTGACACCATTTTGTCATACGGTGAATTGGCTCGAGCTACAGGGTGCCCAACGCGTTGAGAAGGGGCAAAAGTACCACCTGTGTATGGCATCATCCGAGTGGCCGCAGCCGCCGCCAGCTGCTGTGATTTGGCCACTTCCTTTTTCACAGCTTTGCTTTCTTTGTTAGCTGACTTCGGCTTAGCACTATTGTCGGTGCTCCGCTTTCTCTCTGGATTGTTCGAAGATCCGTCTTTAGTTGAAAACGCCCGTCGCGCTTCCTTACCGGCCTTCTTAGCTTCCTTTGAAGCTCTTGATGCCTCCGCTGCTGCTCTAGCTGCGGCTCCTGGCCGAGCCAAGCGTCCAGCACTTAACCCTTTTGTTACGGAATTGGTCAATCCGTCTAAAATAGTGAGTGGATTCAACGCCATTTCTAAGTCAGTGTCCTGACTGCTCAGTGGAAGGACACTGTTGGCCTCAGTACTACAATCACTCTCACCTACTACGCGTGTTCGGAGGAGGTGTAGATTTAGCCGAGGGTCCACTGGCAGGTTCGCGCCTGCTTTGTGGTTCCTACACGCGTAACTCGGGCTACATACAAGGATTTCACTCCTTGATTCGCACGCTGATTGTCCCTCCACTCCATGACTCGGGCAAACAAGGCCGTCAACGCTCCCGGAGTTTTGGACAGACACAGTTGTCACACTATCGGATTCCACCCTTGCCGTGCCGCCACACAGCAAGGCGACCAAAGTTGCGACCACAAACAACACTCGTCGCATAGTGTTGAATGGTTGGTATGGTCGCCAGACGCCAAAGGCTCGATCTCGAGCCGTCAGACACGGTCTGAATAGCTGTTGTGGTCCATTTGTATCACGCTCAATCAACTGAACAAAAGTCCAGTGCTTGGTTAGGTCACCCAGCTTCATTCCTTTCAGTTCCTTCTCGAACTGTGTCTGATGGTACCGCGTCCATAGATATTGCTGACTAAACGTCTCAAAAGTAGCAGCATCTATACCATGATCATCGCGAGCGCTCGAGAGCATCTTGTGTTCCTCTGACCGTGGTGCAAGCGCTTCCACACCTTTAGTCAGTTCCAACACATGCTCCACCCACGCGCGCAACGGTGGTGAGTACCTGAATTGTCCCCAGCTGCTTAACGCAACGCCTCGCATAAGCGATTCAGGAGTGGCATAAGACGGTGGATTAATAAACCAACCGAGCTTAGCCATTTGTCTCCCTGCTTTCGCAACGAAGCGCCACGTGCCACGAACTGGCAACATTCGCAAAGAGCAGAATTCGGCTTCAGCTAGAGTAGATCTGTACAACCCCTCCGCTTTGAACCCCAATTCCAACATCCTCGCCTTCCAATCGATGACAACTCCTGGTATATGTCGCATTAAATTGTCATCACCCTGCACGAGCATCTTGATACACTTCTTCGCTTCCGAAACTGACATCCCAGTTTCCTTGCAAAAAATGTAAATGTGCATGAGGGCATTGATAATAGAGTTCATGAGTGATGTCCATGGGTCACCAGACTTTCGAGTGCCTTTCACCCGATACCGTAAACCACTTCCGGTGACGCCGTGTGTCTTCATGTTCTCACGCATGAGGTCAAGAACGACGCGTGGTGCGCCGAACCATTCCGCTATCTCAATTTCCAACTCACACAGATCTTCCGATATAGAGGCGTCGAAAGCTCCGACATCATCCTCAACTATCGAAAAATCAGGAGGGCTGCTTATGTACTCAGCGGCGTCATCAATGTGCACTCCACTGGTGAAGCACACAAAATTCTTTGTGCCCCACCGTTTCTTGATAACACCTTGCAGCGCTGCGAAGAAAGGTCCGGTCGCATTCACGAACTCTTTCTTCCCTCCTTGGATCAATCTGCTCGCTTTGTAGTTACGACCGAGTGGTGTCCGGTAGTTATTGTTTTCTACCTTGACGAACGACTCGCGACGAGTCCACTCATAAAGCTGTCTTGGCGTCAGCTTCATGTCATAACTAAACCCTTCATCGACCATTTGCTTCCAAGCAGTGCGAAGCTGCTCTTTCACTTGGGGCGATGACCCGCAGGCTTTTAGCCACTCATCGTAGTCCATTGGCTTGACTCGTATGCGCCTGCCGAACAATTCTCTCATGTTGGCACGCACAAATCGGCGGAAGTCAGCCATTGTAGCGGGATTTGGCCGGGGCGTTGCTTTCATCACCCTGGCGTATAACGCGGCTTTCTCATTGACATAATTAGGAGCATAGGCTACTGGCTCGTAACCTTCAATGCCCAAGCCATAGAGAATTTGTGCGAAGAGCCTTCGATCACGCTGCATGCGCGCGCGTGGCGGATCTCTCTTCGGCTCGCGTATTTTGGCACCAACTTTGAGCTCTCGGGGTACTTCGACGTCGCGACCATCTTCTGGTACATTTTCATACCGTCGGACGATGAAGCGACGCCCGCCAACAGCTTTAGCCATCAGCAGTCGTCGTTTACTAACCGCAACATCTGACTCCAGATGCGGCACACGTCCCTGATCAGCATAATAGTTGTTAACTGAATGCAGGAACACCGCTACTGGTAGAGGTAACAGTGTGAATAAGGCATGGGCCGCTGAGCGTCCCGCCAACACCAACACTTTCACCCGATCGCTCTTGAACCATGTCGGTCTAAGATAGTGCTTATCGGCAAGCAAATCAGCAATGGCATTGATGATAGCCACGCTGACAACTGCTTGCCACATCGGTAGCACTAAGGAGAAAAAGGCGATGAAAATTCGCTTCGTGACTTCCTCTCCAACTGCTACCTTGCTCCTGATGCCTCTGTATCGTAGTATGAGCAGCAAAGGAACCAACCATGCCACTCCTGCTGCCGAGATTCTGGCAAAGCTCAACAGCGATACTGACATGTACCAGAGCAAAACAGCTGTACTCGTGATGTAATCCACTATCTCCTTGTACCCAAACGGCTCACAATAGTAAGCTTGAATGAGCGATGGAGTATACAACATTTCACGTGTGTACAGAACCGTAGTCTCTATTATGGTTCCATGCCAAGGCCACGACATTTGCTCAGAGAGCACCTTTTGACACTCCGCGTAGGAAACGACTGTCAACTCTCTTTGTGTTAGAGAAATGACGTAATTATAAGTGCGTTTCCAAGTGCCTGTCAAGACACTGTCACGAAAATCAGTGTCGTATTTGCGCGTCAATTGCCAATACTTGCCATCATCTGGCCAGGTGTTGACACACAAGCATGTGACAGTGACTATGAGCACGATGGCGGCTATAGCGTAGGCTATATAAACCCACCACTGCTCAGTGAGATTGACTTCGATATCCTCTTGCAATCCCTTAGCTTGGGCGGCTGCCACCACCGGTGCCCATGCCATGTGCAGAGCTAGCTCCTCGGATGTGAGATCCAACTCGATGAGCAGCGCTTCACACTTGACTTTTGAACGCGCAAACGTCTCGCGATTCCATCCATCTTCGCTGTGTTGAGTCCACCATTTGGCCAACTCATCCACAACGTTGGAGACTAGCTTGACCTCCATTTGATGTGATTTGATATTAGTGCGAGACCAGTCTGAACCAAGCAGACTTGGTGTTACAAAGTGCCGTGACGCTTTCGCCACCCTATACACTTTCCACCTATGCGGCAATGGCCGCAAACGCCTACCCTCGTGTCCAGATATCGCTCCAGTACCTGGCTCATCCATTGACACTATTTGTGCCTGGACTTGCCTTGACTTTCCAACAGGCGCACTACTACCTGATGAGGTATTCGTCGTAGTGACGGTTGCAGCCGGAGCTGCCAAGGGCTTAGCAACCTCATGATTGCTAGGATCCTTTTCCGTGCGCACATTGGACACAGCCGGTTTATTGGCTGGAGCATTTGTCGACGCATTTGGAACAAAACTGCGCTGTTGCTTCTTCGCTGACTGCTTCGATTTAGACTTTAGTCTATCAACATCGGAGAGTTGCTTCTGCGACAGTGCCTGTTTTACTTGCTCCATGCGCCGCCGTTCGGCGGGTTTCTCCGGATCGCCATGGTGAAACTTGCACCTTTCACCATAACTACAGACGCCGTGTTGTTGATACTGTCGGCATTGTCCGCTGTCCTCGGAAGGTCCCCCACCTTCATTGTCGTATTTTTCTTCCTCTTCGTTGCCTTGAAGCACGGCCATAGGCACAAGTGGAAGAGGATTATTCATCCTCCACTGCACCAATGATTTGCATGCTTCCGTGACCTCTGTCACGAACACTCCAATGAAGAATGTCACTGGATCCAACCACCAAGGGGTGGTGGCCAGGATAAACGTCATCAGTAGGTTGCACAGCGCTGAAACTGTGCGAACAGCAACCACATCGTCCATCGCTATCATGCCTAGCTGATTCAACAACGTGAGAGGAAGAGAGGAGATGGCCATCTTGATCAACGTATTTACGACGCCTAGTTGATACATGACCGGAAGCCGCACCATGTGAGTTAATATTGCACCTGAAATGACGGTGACCTTGTGATCGCCAAACCGTCGTGCAATAACAAACTCCACCACGTGTATTGCCACAGCGATGATCCACACCGCGCAGCTAATGCACGATAGTGCAATAACCACCTCCCGAATCCTATGAATTCGTCCATTTTGATCTGTTCCGAATCCGAGCGTTACCAGAGCTTGTAGTGTCTGGAATACATAGTTCCGAATGAATAAGGCCGTTTCCAACATTCAAATTCACGCGAATTCCTTCTTCTAAGAATCTGCAGCCTACGCGCCTGATCGCTGCAGCAACAACTAGGCCGGCCCTCTAATGATTCGCTGTGCCACATCGGGGACACCTACTTGCGTAACCAGCTTCTCAATCCATCCACCAGAAATCCCGAGGCCTAGATCTCCCTCACATAGGAGTACCACAGCCAGGACGTTGCCCCATTCAGAGCTGGAGCTTGCTCACACAATGAACTCGTCAAAGACCTCGTGGGTACCTATGGAGTACCACGTCAGCCCCCACCATAGATCGTCCGGGATCGACGACGTTCAGGTGGTTTTCCTCTTGTTCAATGGATATGGGTGGATTTCGATTCTGCCAGTTCAGTGCACACTCCTTCTCGGTTACCCTACTCTCGGAGCTGGTACACTGCGAATCACCGCGGTTGGTATGCCACTCCAACCGGACAAGGTGAGAGTTTACTCATCACCTACGCTCCTTTTGTCAATGTTGTAGGAACGATTTGTGGTTTGTACTACGTGTAGTACGGTTCACCACCAACCAGAGTCCGCCATGCAAGCTACTCTACTGAGAGTGATATCGCGGTCAGCCTATGTTAAGCAACACGCACCCCGCGGGAAATCATATGGGAAGGTGCCAGCCACCTCCCG